ATGGTGGGAAGTTAATGGACAACGTGCCTTAGCAAATAATTCTGCTGTTTATAATTCAAAACCAAATACTGCACAGTTCCTTCGTGAGTGGAGAAACCTATATGATTCAAAATCTGGAGAACGTGGTATTTATAATATGGATAGCGTTCGTAAGCACGTTGATTCATTTGGACGTAGAGACTCAAGCAAAATATCAGGAACAAATCCTTGTGGAGAAATTTTACTAAGATCAAATGAGTTTTGTAATTTAACAGAAGTTGTTATTTCTGCAGATGATACTGAAAAAGAGTTATTAGAAAAAATTAGACTTGCTACAATTTTAGGAACTTGGCAATCTACTTTAACTAATTTTAAATATCTTCGCAAAACATGGAAAGATAATTGTGAAGAAGAAAGATTGCTAGGGGTATCTTTAACGGGTATATATGGAAATAAATTAACTTCTACCCCTGGAGATAAATTAAAAGAATTACTTGTTAGACTAAGAGATCATTCAATTGAATCTAATAAATTAGAAGCAGAAAAAATAGGAATTAATCAATCAGTTTCTATTACCTGTGTTAAACCATCTGGAACAGTAAGTCAGTTAACTGGTGTATCAAGTGGAATCCATCCATGGTATTCAGAATATTACATTAGAAGTGTACGTGGAGATAATAAAGATCCACTAACTCAATTCTTAAAAGACTCTGGAGTTCCTTACGAAGCAGATGTTATGAAGCCAGATCAAACAACAGTATTTTATTTTCCACAAAAGGCTCCAAAAAATGCCACTATTACAAAAGATTTAACAGCAATAGATCATTTAGAAATGTGGAAAATTTACAGAACACACTGGACAGAGCACAATCCAAGCGTAACAGTTAATGTCCACGAGGATGAATGGATGAGAGTTGGAGCATGGGTATTTGATAACTTTGATTCAATTGGTGGGGTATCATTTTTACCATCTTCAGAGCACTCATACAAGCAAGCACCATATCAAGAAATTACAAAAGAAGAATATGAAGAGGCAGTAAAGAAAATGCCAGAATCAATTCGTTGGGATATGATGACTATTTACGAAACAGAAGATGGAACAACTGGTAGCCAAGAATTGTCTTGTGTTGCTGGAGTTTGCGAAATAGTTGATATTTCAAAATAGCCTTTTGTGCTAAAATAGATTAGAGGTATACATGTCTAATCAAATCTCAAATCTTTATGCCGCAAGAATATTTGCAGAGCATCCACTTGCACTATGGGCACTAGACGATGATTTTTCTTTCATATCAAAATTAAGCATACAAGACAAAAGCATTGTTAATTGGGATCTAAGCAACATAGTTTCCTCTTCAGCATCAGACCCAGTTGGCTTAATACTTGAAAATGAGCAAACAGATGTATTGACCGTAATTTCTGCATCGTCTGGATATCAAGGATCAGCATCTGGTACAGCAATAAATTCTATTACAGACTTAGATCCTAATAAAAAGACATTATCTATAAATGCTTTTGCTTATAACTATAACAACGTATCTAGTTTTGATATAGGGTTTATACATAGTGGTTCTACTTTTTTTACTTCCTATACCCCAGAAAGAGAAGAGGTATGGACAAAAATAAGTCATACCCTAAATATTCCTACAGGAAATGTTAATATATATCCATATTTTAAAGTCAAATATGATAATACTTCACTAGGAAATTCTGGACCTGATTATAACTTTTCTATAAATGCTTTATCGGTTGGTCAATGGTCTGAACTATTTCACTATCAAAGCACTGGAACCCTATCAGCAAGCATAGACCCAAATATATTAAGCATCATATCTGCTTCATCTTCTTTGTCAGCCTCAGCAATAACTGGGGTAGTAGCAGACTCTTATGGAATAGCAGAATCTAAAAATGGTTACTACATAGTTGAAAACAATAGATTACTTTCTTATAGCGATAACTTCCCTATTACTTTCGGTGCTACAAATATAACTAATATTGCACACCCTCTTTATGGAGAAATACCTTCTATGGTTTTTCCAGCAGAAGGATTTTTAAATGAGTCTGGCAGATATAAAGAAACTACTTTAGAGTTTTGGCTAAGGGCACATACCAACGTATCAAGTCCAATAAGAATATTTGGACCACTAACAACAACTGACGGTATTTATGTAGAAAAAGATTTTATAACAATTAAGATAGGACCATATAGAAAATCATACTTTATAGGTAAATGGTATAGACCTATGCTACTAGACTTTAGATATAACATAGATACTGCTTCATTATTAATCAATGGAGATTTAGTTATTGATATGGACATAGATCAAAATAAATTTACATTGGCAGATAAAGATTATAACTATGTAGGAGTTTATGGAAATGAAAATGTATACCCATTTGAAATAGACGCTATTGCTATTTATCCATACGTAGTTCCAGAGCAAATTGCAAAGAAAAGATTTGTTTACGCTCAAGGAGTTGAGTCAGCAAATAACATTGTGTCTAATTTTAAAGGAGACTCTTTCCAGGTAGACTTCCCTTACGCTAAATACACCTCTACTATAAACTACCCAGACATGAACGATTGGAACTCAGGATTCTTTAATAACTCTAACAGCACCTCTAAATATCTTACAAATCCAGAATACTCTCTTCCACAAATTATTTTTAGTGAAGGGGTAGACTTAGATAATTTCTTAATAGATAACTATAATATACAAGGATCTGACTATCCATTTATCAAATTAAAGCCTAATGCAAATTATGACAATATAGTTTCAAGTATTAATTTTAATAGTTTGAATGTTTTGAGTACCCCAGTTAAAAGTATATTCGGGGTATTTAGAGCACCATCTACTCTGACTGCTACCAAAGAAGTATTAATGTACTTCTCTAATAACTTCAACAATAACAACTTTTCAGTTAAAACAAGTAATGCAGGAGTAGAGTACTTCTATAACGATACTAAGATATTTGATCACGCTATTGTAGAAGATACGATATTTATTGCTGGTTTTGATTTAGACACCATATCTCAAGAATACTCAAGTACTTTAAATAACTTTTTTTCTAACCCTCAAAATATATCTTTTAGTTTGGGTGGAAATCAATCATCTATGTTTAGTGGAAAGATATTTAACTTTACATTCAACAATAGAATGTTTACAGATAAAGACCTTACTAGTTATGTAGATAGCAGTGGATTTTTTGACCCAGACGTTGAGCCAGACAATCTTATAGACTACATTGGAAACTATACCTTCTCCCCACAAGTATTATCAGACAGTCTTATTATAGACGTTGCAAGTTCTGGGTACTGGGAAGACTCCATACCACTTTCTTACTTTGGAAAATTTGTAGAAGATAAAAATAAAAATCCATACTACGACTTAGACCTAATGCAGTTTAACGTAGAGGCGCCATCACCTTTAATTTTACAAAAAGATCAGTACTACGTTCTTGACGGTGGACTGTCTACAACTTTAGACTTTGATTTATACTTTGACAGCGGCACACCAACCACATCTGCCTCCAGCGTTGTCCTATCCTTTGATGGAGGGACTCCCGCTACAGTTCTATTTATTGAGTACTTAACAGAAGAAGAATTAGACATAGCCTATGGATCATTCTCAAAAGATGACTATACAATAAAGACATATATAACATTACAAAATTATACAGATGTAGGAAATATTCCTTATACAGAGTATTCTAATACTATAAGAATAGGTGCAGATAGAGTATTAGATTTAGATGAATATACTACTACCCAAATAAATAATACTAAGTTTGAAGTAACAGATAGAACAGTAATATTCCCACCAAAAGAGTTAGTAAACTTTGCAGATTATTATATAACTATACATTTAGAAATTCAAACAAAGGGTATAAATAGAAGTCCTATTAAAATTAAAAAAATGTCTATATCATCCCTTGCATATGACGAATCATCCTTTTATTCCATTAATAGCCCTGACGGATATAAACTATTTCCATTTAATAGATATGGAGATATATATGCCTATAAACTAAAAAACCCTTTTACTATATATAAAGATTCTACTTCTTATATGTATAATACTGGAGATTCTGGTATCAGCGTTCTCCCATACGAGAGTACTGCGACTAGAGGTATTACTATTCCAATTAATCAACAGTTAGCAACAGAGTATTTGCTTGGAGGTGTTCAGTTTTGGAGTTTTTACAACAAAGGTGAAACAATAGAAGAAACGGTACAGGTAGGAAAGATTTCTACTAGAGATAGATCTTATGATATTAAATTAGTTCCAGAGTCAAATTATACTAGGGCTAAGATGGTTCTTTTTGACGAAGACACTAATAATGAAGCAACTGGTATAGTTTTTTATCAAAACGGTAATATTGTAGACAATCCATATATTCAACCTTTATCTTGGAATACAATAATAATTACTTTTGAAGAGTCTATAGATTTGCCAAGTTCTGTAGGGCAGTTAGAAATATACGAAGGATTAATGGTTAATAATATTGCATTTTACAAAAAGTCTTCAGACGTTCTTGGTTCTATATTCATCGATAACGAGTGGAGAGACTTAAGAGCAGACACCACATGGGGATCATGGTATGAGTCTGGTGCTGGAACCTGGGAAGAAATAGAAGGACAAAGCGAACCTTTGACATTTATTGTTGATGGAAAATCAATTTATGATTCTACTTTTGGAGTTTCTAGTGTAGTTGGAAGAGATAATTCAACCTTATCTATTAATTCTGACGGCATAACAATAATTACTGGAACAATTTGGGAAGAGTATAGCGGAAGACCTGTATAATCTGATATAATTGGGTTATGAATAATAATAATATTGACAAAAATGGTAAGTCAAAGTTAAAAGTACTTAATAAACAACAAAGATATGGCCTATATGTGTGGCAGATGGATCATAATGGAAAGGCTTTTGGAGACAAAGGTGGCAACGTAATGAATATTCCAGGTAATCAGTATGATTTAGATAAGATGAGCAAGGTAGCACAGGCCGCTAGATATTATAATGCCCCAGCAGGAAAAGTAATTTTTATGCCAGGAGTAAGAAGAGTATCAGATATGGAATACTCTGAACAAATTGGAAGAATGAAAGAAGGATATATTGCCAGCGAAACCGACATTGGTGCCTGGATGGATGCTAAAAAAGGGATAAACAAAAATGGAGAATGAAGAATTAGAATCTATTGCAAGAATAGATAATTTAGATAGAATGGAAAGACCAGAAAAAAGCGATGACTTTATGGTCGATGCAGAATTAGCAAAAACATATACAGGACTAGATTCAAATTTTAAACGTAGAGCAACAAGATCAATAAGCAAGGCATTTACTGGTCAAGAAAATACAGGGTCAAAACAGTTATTTCAAGAACAAGACATAGTTACAGCATACGGACTTTATGATGTAGTTGTTCCACCATACAATTTAGACGAACTAGCATTCTTCTATGAAAACTCATTTGCTAACCATGCTGCTATAAATGCTAAAGTAGCAAATACTGTTGGCTTAGGGTATTCATTTATCAACACAGACTCAACTTTAGCAAGACTAGAAGATGCTGAATCAGATGAACAATTGATTAGAGCACAAAGAAAAATCCAAAGACTAAAGGCTCAAATGACCGAGTGGCTAGAAGAACTAAACGATGAAGATACCTTTAGCCATATTTTAGAAAAAGTATATATTGACGCTGAATCAACAGGTAATGGATATATAGAAATTGGTAGAAAGGTTAACGGAGAAATCGGATACGTAGGCCATATTCCATCAACTACAGTGCGTGTAAGAAGATTGCGTGATGGTTATATTCAGATAGTAAATCAAAGAGTAGTTTATTTTAGAAACTTTCAAGGTAAAGAATCAAACCCAGTAACTAACGATCCTAGACCAAACGAATTAATTCACATTAAAAAATACTCACCAAAGACTTCTTATTATGGAGTTCCAGACACAGTAGCCTCATCTGTTGCTATGGTTGGAGATAATTTAGCGGGTAGATATAATATTGATTATTTTGAAAATAAAGCAGTACCAAGATATATAGTTACTCTAAAAGGAGCAAAACTATCATCTGATGCAGAAGATAAATTGTTTAGATTCTTACAATCAGGACTTCGTGGTCAAAACCATAGAACCCTATATATACCACTTCCAGGAGACTCTACAGACAATAAGGTAGACTTTAAAATGGAACCTATTGAAAATGGAATACAAGAAGGATCATTTGAAAAGTATCGCAAATCAAACCGTGACGATATCTTAATGGCTCATCAAGTTCCATTCTCTAAAGTAGGAGGAGGCGCTGGAGTTTCAATAGCCTCAGCAATATCTTCTGATAGAACCTTTAAAGAGCAGGTTGCAAGACCAGCACAAAGAAACCTAGAAAAGGTTATAAACAAAATCATAAAAGAAAAAACCGATATGGTTGCTTTTAAACTTAACGAACTAACCCTGACCGATGAGACTACTCAAAGTCAAATTGATGAGCGATACCTAAGAATGCAGGTAGTTGTTCCTAATGAGGTTCGTGAAAGACTTGGATTCCCATCAAGAGTGGGTGGACAAGAGCCTATCGTCTTAGGTGCTCAACAAAGAGCAGAGATCACATCTCAAGCCGCTGGCAATAGAATGAGAGACCAACAAAGAACTGATAACAACAGCGATTCTACTTCAACCACTACAGGACGAGGTCCTGGTGGCGAGGGTAGAACGGTAGAATAATAAATAGTTATAAGTTTTTCAAATCTCTTATAAACACTTATATAATGGAAGTAGTATGACTAATTTGCATAAAGCATTTTGGCACTCAGAAGATAATTCTATCAAGTTATCTATGCCAATCGCTAAAATCGATAAAGAGAAGCGAACCGTTTCTGGGTTTGCCACCCTTGACAATGTTGACAAGCAGTCAGACATTGTCCCTACTGATGTAAGTATAAAGGCTTTTGAAAGGTTCCGTGGAAATTTACGTGAAATGCACATGCCAGTGGCTGTGGGTAGAGTAATGTCATTTAAGTCAGATAAATTTTACGACAAAGAAAAAGATAAATTTTACAATGGAGTGTACGTAGATGCATATATTTCTAAAGGTGCTCAAGATACTTGGGAAAAAGTTCTTGATGGCACTCTTTCTGGTTTTTCTATTGGTGGCAGCATCAAAGATACGGAAGACCAATACGACCCAGAAATGGATAAATCCATTAGGGTTATTAAAGATTACGAACTCCACGAATTATCGCTTGTAGATAATCCTGCAAATCAATTTGCTAATATTGTATCTATTCAAAAAGCAGAAGATGGACAAAATACTTTTGACGGTATAATGACAAAAATGTCACTTGAAAATGTATACTGGTCTAAAGAAAATAACATTGTAAGACTATCTAAAGAAGAAGATATTAGATCAGGAGAAACCTTAATAGGTTTTGTAGAAACAACTGATAATGAAAAAAACGAAGTAATTAAAAATTTAATTAAAGCACATCATGGAACTATGACTAATGAAAATGTTCCTACTAAAAATCCTACAACAATTAAACCTAAGAAAAAAAAGAAAGATGACGAAGAAGATATGGACAAAGCGTCAAATGTTAAAGTTGGCGACATGGTTTCATGGAACTCAAGCGGTGGTACTGCAAGAGGAAAAGTAACTAGGGTCGTTCGCAATGGAAAAATAAAAGTTCCAAATAGTTCTTTTACTATTACAGGAACTCCAGAAGATCCAGCAGTTGCTATTAGGCTCTACCGTGACGGTAAACCAACTGACACAATTGTAGGACATAAAATGAAAACTCTGAGAAGAGTTTCAATGAAATCAGAACAAGTTTCTGATAATTCTAATAAGGAGGTAAATGATATGGCAAAAACAGAACAAGAAGCAACAGTAGTTGCAGAAGATGTTCAAATTGAAAAAACAGAAGTTGTAGAAGACGAATTAGTCGTTGTAGACGAAATCGTTAAGTCTGATTCAGATGCTCCAGCAGATGCACCAGCAGAAGCAGTAGCAGAAGATGCTCCAGTAGAAGAAGTAGTAGCACCAGTTGCTCCTGCAGAAGATGCTCCAGCAGAAGACGCACCAGCAGATGTTGAAAAAGCCGAAACTCCTGCTGTAGAAAGCAAAGATGATGACTTGGCAAAGGCTGTACAAACAGTTAAAGTTTCTGTAGAAGAAATTAGCAAGTCCGTTACCGCAGCAGTTGGAGATTTAGCGGCAACTGTAAAATCAATTAATGAACAACTTGCCGAATTAACAAAGAGCGTTGCAAAAGTAACAGAGGAAGTTACAACAGTAAAAAGCAATGTAGAAGAGTTTGGAAAGCGTGTCGATGCAGTTGAAGATGACACCGCTATCCGTAAGTCTGGCGACCTCGGCGGGGTCGTGCAGGGAAATAAAATAAAAAAAGGATCGATGTGGGGCGGGCGTTTCCTCAATACCGCTGACCTCTATCGTTAAACAAAATTCACTGGGAGGTGAAAAATTATGTCAGAAGAACAAATTTTAGAAAAGGCCGCTGTAACAGGCGTTATTGCTTCAGGAGGCGTTGGTGGAGTTGCTACTCCAGCATCACAACTTGGACCAGTAGGAACCGCAAAACCATCAGATGGTGGCGGTATCTTAAACGCAGAACAGTCAGCCCAATTTATCGAATATATTTTCGAGCAACAAGTTCTTGCTCGTGATGGTCGCCGTGTAACAATGCGTGGCAACACAGCAGAACTAGAGAAGTTAAATGTTGGTGAACGTGTAATTCGCGCTGCTGCACAAGCAGACGCTTCATACACTAACGCTGGAGTTACTTTCACAAAAGTTGAAATCACAACTAAAAAAGTTAGATTAGACTGGGAAGTATCATCAGAAGCACTTGAAGACAATATCGAAGGCGCAGGATTGGAAGACCACTTGGTCCGTACAATGACTCGTGCATTCGCTAACGATCTTGAAGACTTAGCAATCAACGGAACAGGTTCAGGAACAAATACATTCCTAAACATCCTTGAAGGCTTCTATGTAAAAGAACAAACTGGTAACAGTGCTGGTACATTTGGTACAGACGTTGAAGACTTGCAAGCACTTGTGCTAGCAATGCCACGTAAGTATCGTGCATCAAGAGCAGCCATGAAGTTCTATGCTTCTAGCGAAACAGTAGCCGATATCATTAATGGTCTTGGCTCATCTGGTAACCTACCTTCAGAAAGAATCGTAGAACGCGTTATTGACGGTGTAGCACCACAAACATTAGGTGCTCCAATCCAATACCGTGTACTAGGTATTCCTTTGGTAGAAGTACCATTGATGCCTGCAGGATTCGTATCTTTGACATTCCCAGAAAATCGTATTTGGGGATTCCAAAGAGACGTTACTGTTCATCGTGAGTTCCAACCTAAGAAAGATACTATTGAATATACTACTTTCTTACGTTTCGGAGCACAAATCGAAGAAACAGATGCAGTAGCATACGCAAAACAATAACCTAAATTATTTAGGGAATTAGAGGGGGAGACACCAAAAATGTCTCCCCTTCAACATTTTATATAAATGATATAATTAGTAAGGAGGATTTTATTTAAATATGGAAATATTAAATCAAAGACAATATAAAAAAGTTACTTCTCTTACCGCCACTTTTACAATTTCTCCAAGTGGAACATACACATTAGATTACGAAGACCTTTACACAGGAGAATCATTTTCAGCATCTGCATCAACAATTTCTGGAGCAGTATCATTTACTTTAGCACCAAAATATTTAGACTATACAGGATCACTAGCAGCATCTGTTAAAGACTCAAGTGGCAACACTGTCATCATGACAAACATAGAAATTGTTAGACCTTACTGTAACTTAGACTCAGTTGCTTCAGCACTATCAATTACTGACGGTAGTGAAATAGGATATGAAAGATTAGCAAGATATATTATAGATTCTCAAACACAAGGATTCCCATTTGCTAGAAAAGAAAAAGATATTATGGGTATGGGAATGGATTATCTACCTATTGATGAAAAGATTTATAAGATATATAAGGTGTATCAAAATGAAGAATTAGTATATGATTCAAATCTTAGTGCTAGTGTAAACTTAATAACATTTGCAATCACTAAAGATGGCTCTTCAATTACAAATGTAGAAAACGAGTCTGATGCCGAAAACAAAAGTAATTACAGACCAGTGTGGCATGAGAGGTATTTAGACTCTACTTTTGCAGAAGGGTCAGAATATAGGGTAGATGCTGATTATGGCTGGAAAGTGGTCCCACAGGACATCCAAGAGGCATGTGAGATGCTAGTCCAGGATATTAAGTCAGATAACCTAAAGTACATAAATAGATACATAGAGTCATTTGACAATGAAGACTTTAAAATTAAATTTGCTAAAAATCCTACCGCTGGAACAGGAAACATGTTTGTTGATAAAATCTTGGAGAAATATAGAAATAGGCTCCGTATCGGGGTTTTGTAATGTTTCTTCCATCATCAACATTAGACGATATATTGTTTCCAATGACTGCAGATGTTTATTACTCTACCACTCAACAACAAGACTATGGCAATATATCTAAAACTTGGGTATTTGATAGAAAAGTAAACTGCTCAGTAATAAGTGAACTATCTAATAGAGGTTTTACTGGAGAGTTAAGAACTAAAGGACAAGATTTAATTTATGACTCAAATGCATTTTTTAGAACTAAAGAAGATTTAAGAAAAAAAACTAATGGTTCATATATGCCTATTACAGCAATAGCCATTACTAATATTAAAGACCCTGCAGGAAACGATGTATGGATCAATGGACAAAATCTTTCTAATGCTGCGGGTGCAATTAAAACAAAATATGAAATAAAAACTATAGTTCCTACATTTAACTATGATCATACATTAAGACATTTTAGACTATTTATAAGCAAGTCACAAATACAAAAGTGGGAG